GGTTACAGGACTATGAAAAAGAAGATACTACAACTAATAGCAAAGAGCTTGCTTGTAGTGCAGGTGGTTGTGAGATTACCGATTTAACAGGAGATATAAAATGAATACACAAGCATTTATAAGAAGTATGTATGGGGCTGGTCGAGCTTTATCACAAACTGAAAAACATTTAATGGGGATAATACAAGAACTAACTAATAAAATAGAAAGGCTAGAACAAAATGTCCAAAAAATCTCTGAAAGAACGGATGCCCTTGATAGAAGATCAAGTAATAAAGGAACTGGATCTACTGTATCCACCGATGGAGTACAGCAACCTGACGACAAGGGAGGAGTGGGCGTTTCGAGGGGGACAACGGGACGTAATAAACAAACTAAAGTCCATAAGAAAACAACAAGTAAAAGGGAGGTAAAATAAAATGGGTGGAGGCAAAGCACCAAAAACAGATTACGGAGCTATGGAACAAATGCAACAACGTCAGTTTGAAAGAATGCAACAAAATACTATGTTGATGCAAGAAAAAGCTGACGAAAGAGAAGCTCAAAGAGAAGCAGCAAGGTTAGCTAGAATTAAATCCGCAGAAGAAGAAGCTAAAAGAAAGAAAGCTGAAATTGAAGCACAAGAAGGAGCTGTTCAAGAAGAAGTTGCTGCCCAACGAAATGTTGGAACACGAGCAGCAGAATCAATTTATAGAGATAGACCAGATTCTATTCAAATTCCTAGACCGGAGTAATTAAATGAAAGAGAAAACTATAGCAGAAAGATTTCATAAGTTAGATGGCTTTCGTTATGCAAAATTAGAAAGAGCAAGGCATTGTTCTTGGCTAACTATTCCATCTATATTTCCTCCAGAAGGTTATACTGACGATACTTCTTTAAACAAACCATTTTCTTCTGTCTCTGCTCGTGGCGTAACTGCTATGTCTTCTCGTATTTTACACGCTCTTTTACCTTTAGATGATTCTCCTTTCTTTAGATTTAATCTTAAAGGGGGACAAGAACCTTCTAGTGAAACACAAGTTTATCTTAATAATTTAAGTTACCAAGTTTATAAAAAACTAACAAGTCAGAATATGAGAGAAGTATTATTTCAAGCTCTTCAACATTTAATTATTGTTGGAGATGTTTTAATTATTCAAGAAGATGATTATACTTTTAGAAATATTCGTCTTGATCACTATGTTGTTAGACGAGATGTGAATGGTGATTTATTAGAACTTATTTATTTAGAATTTGTATCTAAACCAGAAGATGCAGATATTGAAGAACCAACAACAGGGTCAATATCTTACTCAAGATCTGGTTACGATGTAGAGTTTAATAGAATATATAAAGATGAAAAAGGTAAATGGATAGCAGAAAAAGAATTAGACGGTGAAATTGTAGAGTCTGGTTCTTATGATGTCCTTCCTCTTGCAGTATTAAGATGGAACTCTATAGCTGGCGAGCCGTATTCTAGATCTCATTGTGAAGATTTAATAGGTGATATAGAAACCTTAGAAAATTATACAAGATCTATGATTGAAGGAATGGCTGCTAGTTCTACTTTTTGGATGGCAGTAGATCCAGCTGGAATTACTGATATTGATGATGTAGGAGTTGCTCCTAATGGTCAATGGATTGCAGCTAGAAGAGAAGACATTGAAGCTATTAGTCCAGCAGCCACTATGAGTCCACAAATACAAGCTGTTTCCGCTGCTGTTGAAAAAATGAGAAGAGAAATTGGACAAGCTTTTCTTTTAGACTCAGCTTCAATCCCTTCGGGAGATCGTGTAACAGCTACAGCCGTTAAAAAAATAGGACAAGAATTAGAAAATATTTTAGGCGGTGCATTTAGTGCTATCGCTAGAGATTTATTTATACCTATATTAAATAGAACTGTTTATCTTATGGTTGATGATGGTTCTATTGATAAAAGATTGTATCAACAATTCTTTACAACTGAAGGAAACTTAGATGTAGAAATTGTTACTGGGTTACAAGCTTTAAATAGAGAATCAGATCTTATGAAGTTAATGCAATTGGGAGAAATGGTTCGTAACCTTCCTCCAGAATCAATTGCTACTTTTAAATGGGATGCCTTTGGTCAAGCTTTAGTTAGTACTCTAGGGTTTAATCCAGATAATTGGATTAAATCTGAAGAAGAAGTAGCTAAGGCACAACAAGCTATGCAACAAGAGCAAATGCAACAACAAATGTTACAGCAACTAGCTTCACAAGGTGGAGCAGCAGTAGGTAATATTGCTCAAGCAGCAGCTCAACAAGATATTCAAGACCAAACAGGTGGTACTAATATTGGGCAAGTTGCTCAACAAGCACAAGAGTTAATTAATTAAGGAGTATAATTATGCCAATGGGTAAAGGAACATATGGTAAAAAAGTGGGGAGACCTCCTAAGAAAAAAAGAAAAGCAAATGTAAAAAAAGCTACAAAGAAAGCTACTACTAGTAATACTAGTGGGTACGGACCTAAACCTAAAGTAGATGACAAAAAAGTATGGAAAGGGTGGTCTGATGCACAGACATCTGTTCCCGGTAAAGCAAGGTATTATAAAAGATCTCAAGAAATGAATAGAAAAATATCTGCTGCGGGTAGAAAAATAAGTTCTGTTTTTAAATCTTTGAACAGAAAACCAAAACGACATACACCTGTAGACATAAACAGACCGAGTTATTAATATGGGATGTAATTGTAGTAAAGATAAAGATAAACAAAAAGGCAGCATCTTGCGTAAGGTTGCCAAGGTATTCACCACAAAATCTAAAGGGGATAAAAAATGATTAAGAAAAAGTTTATATCTTTTTTTGCAGGAATCTTTTCTGGTAGTTTATTAACTATGCTTATATTTACCACAGCTGAAAATTATTATATGTGGAAAATAGAAAAAGAAATGGGTACGCCTGTTAACTTAAAGATCTATACTAATCTTCCTAATCATCATCCAAGAGATCATCTCCCCATTAAACCAGATGTTGATGAGGAGAACTGACGATGTTTGATATGTTAACCCCTGATGTTTTAACAATGTTAGGTAGTTCAGCTGTTGGATTTATTTTTAAACAACAAGCTGAGAAAAGAAAAAACGAGCAGGAAAGAATGAAGCTGGCATTGCAAGCTCAAAAAGCTTCAGATGATACTGCGAATAGTGCAGCTAAAAGAGTTGGCATTGATGCAGGTAAATTAACTAGAAGGATTATAGTTCTTTCAGTTTTATTTGCTTGTATGTATGCTCCATTCTTAGCTCCAATGTTTGACTTACCTATTGTTGTTGAAGTAAAAGAAAAATCAGGTGAAATTTTATTCGGTCTTTTCGGAGGCGAAGAAAAAACTGTATTTAAAGAGATTAATGGATATCTCTTTGCAGAAGAAAACAGGCAAGCATTGCTTGCAATTATAGGATTTTATTTTGGCAGTGCGTCTGCCAGATAAACAGGAGAAATAAATGACTGATCAGCAAAGTAATGAGACTCCACAGACTCCAGAACAACCAACTCCAACGGAACAATTGGTTGCGGAACAATCTACACCGGAACAATCTCAGAGTGGAATACCAGAAAGCATTCCTCAAGAAGATGTTGCACAATATAATCATGAGAAAAAGGCATTCCTCTCGCATGTTAGAGATCAGGGTAAGGAAATACCCGCTAATTTTAAAACAGCGGATGCATGGTTTAATAGTTTGTTTGAAGCACAGAAAAATTATACTCAAGCTCGTCAAGAAATTGCAGAGCTTAAGACTCAATATAATGAAAATGGAATAGCAAATCCAAACTATGATCCTAATGCAAATAAACCTGCCGTGGAAACACCTGTAGCTGAGCCACAAAAAGGCGAGCAGTTGCAAATTGATGCTCCACCAGAACCAGTGCAAACAGAAACTTCTTTAGATAAAGTTACTGTAAACGAATGGAACAGATGGGGAGAAGAAATTGAATCGAATGGAGCATTGACTCCAGAGAGTAGAAATGAAATCAAAGCAAAGATGGGTGTTACTGACGAAGTAATTGATCATTTTGTTTATGGAAGACAAGCAGCTAGTAAAGAAGCTTTCCGTACTGCTGCGGGTCACGTTGGAGGTGAAGAAAACCTCAATAATATTTTAGGCTGGGCAAGAGATAATCTTGAGCCAGCGGAGCGTGATGCTATTAATTCACAGCTTCGCTCTCCTAGTTATGCTACCACTCTTATGGGGCTACAACAACGCTACAATCAAGCTGCTTCTAGTATGAGGCAACAAGAGCCATCACCTACTCCAAACAGGAGACAAGCGAGCGAGGCTAAAGCTAAACAAATTGTAGGGTATGCAAGTCAACAAGAGATGATAGCAGATATGAGAAACCCAAGATACAAAGTTGATCCTCGATTCCGAGAAGCTGTACAACAAAGAGTTAATGTTTCTCAAGGAATTATACAGGGTCACTTTTAATTAATGCGTTTGAAACAATAAATATTCTTAGGGGATATTGAATGGTTTCCTTTTATCAAAGAACTCGAAAGAATAATTCTAAGATAGATGTCGTATATTGTTTTTAATTTTTTTTATTTAATTTATAATATATGATAAAAGGAGATTTATCATGGCATTTAGTGGAGATAGTTTAACTGGAAATAATCTTCCATATCGTGTAGAGGGGTCTGAAGCACTTCATT